GTTTTACACGAAGTAAAAGGTTTTACTCCAACATGGTTAAAATATGATTGGGTAAAAGATATTAAAAAAGGTTATCTTTCTGAAAAAGACAAACAAGGAGGGCATACAAATCCGGTGTGGGATTTTAAACCGACAGATACTATAATAATTCCAGATGGTTTTTGGGAAGTAATGAGAGGTTTGTATGAAAATAAAACTTTACATAAAGTTGTATTGTGTTTAGGTTATTCAGGGTTATCAACGATTGATCCTCCAGGAGTTGATTGGAGTTTTGTCGGAGTGACAGATGTTTTATGTGTGTCTGAACAAGTAAAAGAAGATTATAAAAAACTATGGCCAACAATGAATTATTACGTTGTAGGGTATCCTATTGAGTTTGACAAACTACAACCTATAGAAAAGACTTTACAAACACCAACAATTGGTTTAATGGCAAGATCTCGTGAGGATGCAGCTCAAATTATCAACTTGTTTTTTGCAAAATATCCAGTTTTAGATATTTTCCAATTTAAAGTAATGAAAAAGTTAAATACCGACCAATATTATGATCAATTAAAAGAGTGTGTCGTTTTGGTTGTTGTTGATGAAAAGTCTGGGCATCCAGCTCCTTATATTGAAGCTTTGGCTGCTGATATTCCTGTAATATCTGTTTACGGAAGAGGAATGTCTCATATTGCAAAACAAGAAGGAATAAGTTGGCTTGCTACTAATGATAATTTTGTTCTCGTAGATGAGTTAGCAGGATTCTGTTTCGATTGGTTAGAGAATAATCAATCTCCTATTCAAGACAAAAAAATTCTTGAATATTATAAAATAGATAATGTTACTGATAGACTATTAACAACGATTGAATCGTTACAGGAACATAAGGTGAAGTTATTTACTGCAATTAAAGGAGCTGTAGATGAAGGAAAATTAGATGATAACGATAATGTTTAATTAATGAAATATGGCAAAAGTAAAAGGAAGACCTAAAAAGAACAAAGTAAAAACAGAACAGAATAAAAATGTTTCTGTTTTTGCTTCTAAAAAAATAGAAGAATCTATTGTAGATAAAGAAATAGATAAACAAAACATAGATATTATAGATAATGCAAATAATGAAGATTTTTGCTTTGATGAAGATATAGATATAGATTTTTCTTTAACTAAAGACGAAGATATTTTTGTTCCAGATTTAAGTGAAATTTTAGGTTCAACTTCTTTAGAAGAAACTGAACATGAGATTTTGCTTAAAAAGGAAAAAGATGAAAGTGACAAACAAGAAAGGATAATTCAAGCTAAAGGAACTGTTAAATACTATCCGATAGTTTCTCCGCAAGAAAGAAAAGAAGAAGTAGAAAATGTGAGGAATAGAATTATTGATTTTTTAATGTCTCGAAGAAATTTGTCTTATATAGAAGCTAAAGCAACTTTAGAAACAATCTTACTAACAACTTCTTTAGAAAAAATTGAAGAAAGTTTGATAAAAGAAGAACAAAATGAGAGAGATAAAAAAAATCAAAAGTCTGATGGAGTTCAAATAACTCAGTTTAAAACACAAATAAATTATTATTAAAATGGATACATTATATATTATAACACATAAATCTGAACAAGCAGAAGCAATAAAAAAAACTATATTATCTTTAGATACTAAAAGTACTTATATTCAACTCGAATATTCAAATGAAATTTCTGAAGAACAAGTAGTTAGTCATTATATTGATAATTTAGACAAGGAATATTCGCACTTTTGTATTATTCCTGCAGGAAGTACACTTAGTGAAAATTATACCTCTATAGTTACAGGTTATCTAAAGGATAGAGAAGCAATTTATTTGCCTATTGTAAGTTATTGTTTCGAAGAAGGATCTGCTGAGGAGATTTTTAAAGGATTTTTAAATGTTTTTTGTTGGAAACCACAGCATGCAAGAGTAATTGGAGAACTTACTAAGGAGTTAGCTTTAAAACAAGTTGACACTACACTATATGGTGCGTTAATACCTTTTTCTGTATTAAAAACATACAAGTTGAATGAAAAAATAAAATATTTCTCTCAATTTGAATATTTAAATAGAGTAATAAAAAAAGGAGTAAAGGTATTAGGAATACCTAAAATGTTAGTTACACTTAATAAAGATTTTGAGTTAAAATCTATTTCTAAAGAAGAAAAACTTAAGTATTTTGAACAAGCAAGAGCTGAATACTTAAGTTAAAAAAAATAATTGGTATGAGAGGGAGAAAGATAACAAATAAAACTCAAGATTATTTCGGACAAAGAGAAGAGGAAGCAATTAAAGAGTTTTTAAGCTCTGAGACGTCAGAAAAAAGAAAGAATGAATTATTTTCTAAGTGTATAGAACCTGCATTTAGAAAACTAATTCAAGGTGTTTTAACTATGCCTAAATTTCAAAAAATAATTGGTTTGTTTAAAGATTTTGACTGTGAAGAAGGAGCATATCATCATCTACTTATTAATATGCATAAATTTGATTCCAGTCGAATAGGAAAAGATGGAAAACCTGTAAAAGCTTATTCATATTATGGAACAACAGTAAAGAACTATATACTTGCTTTAAAAATGCAAGCTGACAAGTTAATTGCGAACTATGGTGGAATAAAAGAAATATCTGAGGTCGGAGAAGAGTTGAAAAGTTCTCAAAATGATTTTAAAATTTTTGAAGATTTAAAATCTCAAATTTTAAAGATATTAAACAATGAGCCTTTAGGAAATTCTAAGTTGTCAAAAAACGATATAATTGTAATAGAGTGTTTGAAGTATATGTTAAATAATTGGAATAAATTAGATTTTCAAAATAAAAATCAATTTAATCGATTATTAATATGTTACACACAACTTCCTGCAAATACTGTAATGAATAGTTTGAAGAAAATAAAAAATAATATAATTAAGCAAGAATTGTTAATTATAAATGAAGAATTCTAATGATTGATATAAATAATATTACTCCTAGTGATGAAACTTTCACTTCTCTTTTCCGTGAAACACTTGCAGGTCTTTATGAAGATTTAAGAGAAGCGGAAACTAATTGTAAGAGATATGAAAAAATGTTAGAGGACAATAGTACTTTAGACCTAAACTTAAGTGTTTATGGTCCTTTATTAAATGATTCTTTGAAAATTAAAGCCGCTGTTAAAGATAAAATTATTAAAGTTCTTGCTAATCTTAAAGATAGAGTTAGAACAAAAGAACAACAAAGAGCAGATGGAAAACAAGATAAAGGTTATTCGGAAAGTGATTATGCTGATATGGTTGAAGAAATATTAAAAAGAGAATGAGTAGTATAATATTTATAGAAGATTTAGAAAAAAAAAGAGAAGAAAAATTAATACAAGTTCTTGAGTTGAGAAATCAAGTCCAAGAACTTGTTTCTTTATGGGAAGAAAAAATGGAAGAGATAAAAGAAATAGAAATAGAAATAACAAAAGCAATTAATGACAGATCTAACAAGAACAACTAGAGCATTACCTGCAGAATTTGTTAGAACTCATATTGCTAAATTAATAAGTTCTAATCCGAGTTCTACTTTACCTTTTCAGTTTGGACAAGTAATAGACGTAGATGAATCTTCTAATAGGATTAAAGTAAGAATTCCTTTAATAGATGATATTTTTGACGAAGATAACCTTCCATGGTGTTTACCTATGCATAGTAGACAAATCGATCTTCCGGAAGTTAATTCGGCTGTAATAGTAGGTATTTGGGACGTAAGAAATCCCATAGTAAGGTTTTGGTTCACAGCAATAACAGATAATAACATAAAAGATTTATTTGGAGAAGAAGCATTAAATGGAGAGTTAGGAGACTCGTCGATTTGGGAGAATATTACAAAATTAACTGAAGCAACGTTTGGATATTTTCCTGGACAAAAAGGAAGAGAGTTATTTAAAAAAAAATCATCTCAAATAAATTATAAAACTGGATTAAGAGGAAAAGGAAAAAATGCTTTATTATTTGAAAAAGATATTACAACTCTTATTCAAAATAAAGGACAAAAGAATGAAAGTAAAATTATTTTAAATGATAAAATAGGTATTTTGTCACAGAATATTGATATTTTAAGTTCATTGTCATCCAATACACAAAGACCAGTTTTTGCTGATCCTTTATTTAATTACATGAAGTTACAATTAATATTGTTACAATTAATTGTAACTGTTTTAACCACTTCTCCAGCTTTAGCTTTTGGAGTTCCTTGTTTGCCATCACCTACTAGTACTCCTTTAGTGGGAATGTTAAATAATTTAAACACTATGTTTGAAAAACTAAAAGTCGAAGGGAAAAGTAAATATATTAAAATAAATTAATATGAAGAGAGAAGAAAAAATACAAAATTTATTAACTCAAGCGTTTGAAAATATTTCTAATATTCAAAAAACAAAATATGTAGAAACTCCAACAACAAAGAATACGGTGATAGAGTTGTCAAAAGCAATTGGGAAAAATTTTAAAAGCGAATGGATTAATTGTACAATAGGTCAATATAAAATTCCTCACGATTTAGAGTATGAACCTGTTGTTTCTTTAATAACCCAGTTTTGTTCTGGATATATTCAAGACGTAAGTGAGAAAGAGGTGACAATTATGATTACAACTGCTGCAACATTGGATGCAAAATTGAAAATTTTAGCTATTTAATATAAAAGATAATGGCAAAATATGGTTGTTTAAAATTCCCGTTTGAAGAAGATGTTTTGAATCAATCGTTAAAACACACTACAACCCTTAATGATACAATTAAATCCTCTATTAAATGTTTTATTTTAACAAGAAAGGGACAAAGAAGGGGAAATAGTATAGGCTGTTTTTTGTTAGATGTAAAACATCAATTGCAATCAGACGCTTTATTAATTCAAACACAAGAACGTTTGAAACAGGAATTGTCTTTACAATTTCCCTCAGTTAATTTTGAATTAGTTGTTTTAGTTAGAGAAATTACTGATAATGTAAGTGGGTTACGAGTGCGTATTTCTTTTTCTACTAATTTTTCTGATATTTCAGAATTGAGTATGGTTGTTTAATAAGTTTAAGTTAAATTTTTCCAATCATAACCGTATTTAAAAGATATTTTAGCAGAAAGACCTTGTTCTTCTCCTTCTAATATATTATTAACAATATCTATTATATCAGTAGTTTCTATTGTATCTATATTAAGATTTAGTATCACTGAATCATGAACTTGTAAAACAATTTTATTGTCTCCATCATATTGAGGAAGAAGGTCAATTATTTTTTCCAATTTAATTATAAAGAAATCTGCGGCAGTAGATTGAACATAATTATTTAATAAAGCATATTCTTTTTCAGGATAAATTACTCTCCCAAAGTAATTAGTAATATAACCGTTTTTTTTGTATTCTGTATAAAGTTCATGTTTAAAATTCTCTAGAGGTTGTAAAAGTTCTTGTAACTTTATTTCTAGTTCTTGTTTATCTATTATTTCTAATTGCTCTATTGTTTTTTGTAGAGACTGTCCGTAGATAATGGCGTAATTAATTGTTTTGGCTTCTGCTCTATGGTTTTGATCATTCCAAATTAATTGCGACATAGTAATATGGGGATCTTCTTTTAAAGACAAGTTACATAGTTGATATAATAAATAGTATTCAAAGTAATCATAATCGTATTCAATAAGTACACAATTAGGTTCTGCAATAATTAAATCTCTAAATGCTTTTGTCAAAGTTTGGAGAGAAAAATTACTTTGTTTAACATACATTCGTCCTGTAGTTTTGTCAGTACCGTTATATTTTTGAACAACATAACCGTCATTCATAGAAGATTCAAGTGATTCAAACAATTCACTTGTTTCTGTCAAATCTTCTAATCTTTTAGTGTTTATTTTAATTTTAACAGAAGATAAATATGTTTCTATATAATATGCCCTGTTCCATAAAGATAATGTGTTATAATTAATTTTTGAAAGAGTTAGGGTTTTAAACCAAGTCAAACAAAATACCCCCATGTAAAGTTGAATGTCTCCGTAATTTTTCAATAGATGAATAATACTGTCGTGACTTACATAATTATTTGTTGACTTTAAATAAGCAGGAAAAAATATATGACTGTTCCAAGATAGTATTTTGTGTTGAATGTTATCTATTATATTAGATAAAGGAGTTTCATTGAAAAAATTATATATTTCTTTGTTAATATAATATATTACATCTTCTGTAGTAATTGTGATAATAGTGTTAGTTTCATATAAAAAACAATATTCACTATTAATAACTATTTCTGAAGGTGATTTGCTAATATCCGCAATACAATGTTGATTTGTATATAAGTCAAAAATAATTTTTAAATAGGTATCTAATTGGTTTTGATATTCATCTGATTCTTCTTTAGAAAATATAAAATAAACATCTTTATCTATTTGGTTTTTAGCTATATTAATGTTTTGGTTATATTCTAAAGCAGATTCAACTCCAACAATTAAAATTGGCTTAATTCCTTTATAATTATTAATTTCGTTAATTGAAATAGTAGTGAAGAGAGGATGAGTGTCATTTATAATAAACCCTAATTTCATTCTTCTAAAAGTTTGTCGTTATTCGAGTTTTGATGTAAAACAAGCCATTCTTGGTATTGATAATCAATATCAAGTAAAGCGTCTTGTTCTTGAGTTTCATAGTATATAGTTTCTATATATATTTCTTTCAATTTTCCCATACAAGTATAATTTAAAAGGTAAAAATAATATAAATTTATTAAAAAACAAATTTATTCTTCAACATCATAACAAATCAACTCTTCATTTGTTATTACTAAATTTTCCATTTCATCATTAGAAAAAAGATTTAATTGTATTGGTTGAGGGTTTTGAGGAGTTTCTTTATAATAATTAATTAATTTATAGTCTGATTCTATAGGATTATTATTAATAATTCTATGTAAAACATCTGTTTCTATTTCTATTGTATTACTTTTTGAACATAAAGTATCTGCAGGTTTATTTGCAGTTAATAAAACATTATAAGGTAAAATATTATTTAATTCAGATTTAAAAACAAAAGTTAATTCACCGGTAGTTTTGTTGAATTTTCTAATTATATTGTTATCAAAAAGATTAGTTTCTTTATAACTTATTTTTTCTTTATATTTTTGACAAACCACACAATCACCACAAGTTTCATATACTACTTCATTTTCATTATCACTCACTTTTGGATTTTCACAAGACCATACATAAGTTAAAATATCTCGAGGAAGTTCTTCAAACATTTCTCTTTTATGTTTTTTTATAATAGGGAAAGTTATTTCAGGCAAAACGTCATTAGAAAAAGGTTGAAAAGCTTTATATAACACTTTTATTTCTTCTAAATAAGATAAAGCATCATCATTCATAACATAACCCATTTGAATTTCATCAAATTTTTTATTAACTGATAAAAATCCCCCTAACATCCAAATAGGCACTTGAATAAGACTATAATTATTAACAATTCCTCTAGCATAAATTTTATAATCAAAATATCTTTCATTAGTTAATTGATTAGGAAATTTTTCTTCTAAAAGATTAATTATTTTATTTCTATGAATTTTTTCAAGAATAACTTTATCTTTATTATTTTCTATTTCATAATAAACAACTGTAACATTATTTCCTTCATTTAAATTCTTCCAAACTAAATAAGTAGAATCTAAACCACCAGAATAAGGAATTAAAACATTTTTCATAATAACTATTTTTTTCTTTTTAATAATTTATAAACTTCGTTAACTACCGAACCATTATATTTAAATTTAACTAAATTTGCATCACCATCTATAGCTTCGTGTAAATTACTTGTTTTTTCTTTTAAAACATTAAACATAATTTCATCTATAGTATCATTATAGATTGGGAAATAAATTGTAGTTTTTTTTGTTTGACCAATACGATGACAATTGTGAACTGAAACAGTTCCTATAACAAAAGAGTTATCGTTTTCTACAGTTAAATCATAAAACTCTCTTTCTTCTTTTTTAGGAATGTAGGTCTGAACTGAAGAAATAGGAAATAAAACTTTGTTTTCGTTGTTCTTTATTATACAATTAATTGAATTTGAATATTCAATAGAAAAGTGCTTTTTTGTTTTATAAAATTGTGGATTTCTTCCTAGTTTAGAGTTTAAAACAATAAGTTGCGAAGCTAAAATTGAAGAAACTGTAGTTGCTTGTTGTAGGTCGTTTTTTTTCCATCCATCAGCGTCATAATAACCTTGTAATAGGTTTTCGAGTTGTTCTTTATTTAGTTGAAAGACCCATTCAGGAAATTGTTTTGAGTGAGAATTTTCCCCGCACCAAATTTTGAATTGATATCCTAAATTGCAAGAACCTATAGAAAACTGACAACAGTTTTGAGTTTCTTGATAAGAGTGTTTGGAGATGTTAAATGTAGTTTTTATTAGTTCACACAACTTTATAATTACTTCTTTTTCTTTTATGTGCCCACAAATACCAATTCCTCTTTCTTTGTTATTTTTAATAGCAACCCAACCATCTCCAACATATCTTCCTAACATATATAAAAAATCGTTAGATAGTTTTATCTCTGAAGGTAAAATGTGCTGTCTTCCGTTTTTTTGTTTTTTGTTAAAATTATTAAAAAAAATATTTGAATAAAAAGAATTAATTTTGATTGTAGTTAGTGGAGATTTAGGAAGATCCGTGTAGTTTAAAACTAAAAAGTGTTTACGAGGCAAAAGTCGAGAAGCTTGTTCCCATTTGTATTTTTTCTCTTCAGAATCATAAATGTAAATTTCGTGATCAGAAGTAGTTTCTAGTTTTTCACTTGTCCCTCTGTACTTAATGACTGTTTTTAATTTATCAGAGTATATTTTTTTAAAGGTATCAGTTACTTTTTGCCAATTACCTAAGTGTGAGTAAACGAGGTCTCCTTTTTTTACGTCTTGAATTTTTATATATCCTCTTTTTGTTAACACAAGTTGATTTTTAGAAACACACCTATCTTCAGCTTGTTTTAATGTAGCCGGGTCCCATGGATAATCATTCATTATTTCATATGTAGCTGCTGTTAAAGTTGTTCCTACTGATCCTACTTTATAATTACAAGCACATATACTTGGAGCACCGTTTTGAAAACTTTCTATATTTTTTTGTCTTTGTTCAGCAGAAACTCTACCGTCTAAAATAACACATTTTTCTTTATATGCTTCATTAATTGCATCTATTACGGCAGTGAAATTAGTAAAAATAACAACTTTTTCTCCAGCATCTAATATATTATCAATTAAATCGAATAAAGTTCCATCTTTTATTTTTTCTAAAGCACAATACATTCTATATGCGCTCATTTCAATAAAAGAAGCTCCAGATTCTAAATTTTTGCCATAATGTTCAGATTCTTCATTATCAATGTTGTCATATATTTCTTGGTATTTTTTATTAGCAGCATTAAGATAATCTTTATGATTTTTAATTTCAAGATAAATAGGAACTAATTGTTTTTCTGGCAAATCTAATACTTGTTTTTTTGTTCTTCTTAAAATAATGTCTTGGGTTCTAAAATGTAAATCTTTTAAATTTGAAGCACCATTATAATTATATCCCCAATTAGTTAATTCACCTCCACAATATTTTTTCCCATATATTTCTTTATTATTACCTAATTCATGTTTACATATTTTAAGTAAATTGTAGAAATCTATAGGTTTGTTTGCAATTGGTGTTCCTGTAAGTAACCAAACTCTTGGACATTTGGTTGCTATTTTAGAAAAACAAGCAGCTCTTTTAGCTTTTTTTCCTGATTTAACTAAATGAGCTTCATCTCCTATTAATAATTTAGGTTTTAAAGCTTTTAATTCTTTTTCTATTTTAAATATTTTATCATAATTAACTATAATCCATTTTGCGTTAGGGTTGCAAGTTTTGTCATAAACTGATATAATAGCATTAGGATCAATACATTCTATTTCTTTTTTCCAGTTTAATTTTAAAGTATTTGGGCAAATAACTAATACTTTAGATAAATTAAGTTCAGTGGCTGCAATAATAGCTTGAGTTGTTTTTCCTGTACCCATTTCATCACCTAAAATTCCATGAGATTTATTCATTAACCAATTAATGCCTAATTTTTGAAAATTATAAGGAGGTCTTGTTGAATATTTATTCCAATCTACATCAAATGTTTTAATTTCAGGTAAAGGCAATAGAGTTCTGTCTTGTTTTTTTACAGCATTCGTAATTATAAGTTTTTTTGCGAATTCCTTTTGAGTAAAAGTTAAAGTTTCTCCCCCTTGTAAATTCTTTTTTAAAACATTAAGATAAGGGTGTTTTCCTTTATATTCTAAAACTAATTTTTCTATATCCATACTAAAAATCAAATTTAAAAAACTTATTAATAATTCTTACAAAAAATGGAGTAGTTAATTTATTGAATATTTGAAAATATTCTTTTAATTGTTCTTCATCTTCAAAAGTAAAATATATTTTTTTAACTGTTGATAATTCTATTAATGTTTTGAAAAATATATTTAAATCTTGCGAAGTGATTTCTCCGTAGAGGTTAGAAGAAAGGGGAGGAATAATTAATGTATTTAACTGTATTTCACTTTCTCCGTATGCTTTAATTAATTCCATTGTAGTACGAATACAAGTTTGTAAATAAGTTGTTTTGTTATCTTTTTCTTTTTTTATTCGATAGTTTGGCAAAACACAATGTAATACGTTATATTGATTTAAGTTTCCTCCTCTTGTTAAAATAGTTTGACCAGGAGGAATTATTTGATCATTATTTTGATCAATCTTACCATATTTCATTAACATTTCAAGACATTCATCATATAGTAATGAACCTGCTTCTCTATGGACTTTTAAAAAAAAAGTATCTCCAGAATTTAATTTTGAAGAAGTCCATAAAATTAATGCATCTGTATGTTTTTTTTCTAAAGTGTTAAGTTCAAAGACAAATTTTGTATTTTTTACTATCTTTTGCATATTTATTTTTTTTTAAATTTAATAAAATATATGTTATGCCGTTTGAAAAGAAAGAGAAAATACAAATAGTTTGTCAAGAGTGTGGAAAAAAAATATATGTTATGCCTTGGCGAGCAAAAAAACAAAAATATTGTTCAATGGAATGTTATAATGTAGTAAAGTCTCGAAGATTAAAATTACTACATTCAACAAGAAATTCTACAACAATTATTTATTGTCAAAACGAGTTGTGTAAAAAACCTATGGTGGTTTTAAATTTTGAAAAAGACAAAAAGAAGTTTTGTTGTCATGAATGCTTTTTAGAATTTTCTTCAAAAAAACACAAACAAAATATTCAATATCAATTGCAACAAAAAGAGAAGAAAGAAAAAATAAATATTTGGAAACTTAATGTAGAATAAAAATTTTTATTAAGTTTAAGTGTTAGAATGTTCTTTATTATGCGCATAAAAGTAAGAGTTACATCCAACAAATGTTAGTACAAAACGTAATGTTAAATTAAAAAACCGTAAAAAAGATGAGTAACGAATCAAAATTAAAAGAAACTCTAGCGAGGTTAGCTAAGCTCAACGCTCAAAATGGAAAAGGAAAAGGAGAAAGTTCAGTAAAGTATTTTTCTCCAAAAAAAGGAAAAAACAATTTGTTGTTTTTAACCACAGAAGAAACAGGAGATCCATTTCTTGTGTGGGGAGAACACAAGGGATTATTAGACAAAGATTGGAAAACAATTCCGTGTAATGCTCACAATAAAGGTGAAGAGTGTTTAATCTGTAGTATCGTTGAAGATTTAAAAAAACAAGACTGGAAGGGAAATTTCAATATTTGGAAACCAATTGAACAAAAGTTGCGTTATTTTTCTCCTGTGATTGATTTAGATGATTTAAACGCTGGATTACAGTGGTGGGGTTATGGAAAAACAGTACTTAGTCAATTAGAAAACTGGCTAATGAATCTTGAAGAAGGAGAAGCTCCATTTTACGACTTAGAAAGTCCTGAAAAAATAATTGTAAACTACGATCCAGATGCAGATCCAAGTTTAAAGTATAAGCTGGATAAAAAAACTTTAAAAGAAGTTCCAGAAGAAGTTGTTGCGAAAGCAAAACAAGGTATTAAACCATTGAAAGAAGTAATTACTTTTTCTAAAACTAATGAAGCTTTAGCAGAATTGTTAGAAGCCTATATGACTAAAGTCCAAGAAAGTTTAGAAGACAGCGAAGACAACGAAGAAGGTGAGAAAGATGAAGAACCTGAAGTTTCAAGTGAACAATCTAAACCTACCATTAAAAAACTTTCTAGTTTAAAAGGAAAAGCTTAGAAAAACAAAAAAGAACTGTTTTTTAAAAAAACAGTTCTTTTCCTTTTCTAAAAAATAAACATAAATAAATATAAATAAATATATATGGCTAAACAAACCAATAACGGAGGTGCTTTGGATAGTATTTTTGAAAAACTAATTCAAGAGCAAAATAAACTTGTTCCAGGTAGTGCAGCAGGAGGAAACGAAATGTTTGCTAATGTAAACACGTGGATATCAACCGGATCAATGATTTTGGATACAATAATTTCTAACAAACAAACAGGAGGGTGGCCTGCGGGTAGAACAATAGAATTATATGGAGAAGAATCTATTGGAAAATCTACTTTAGTTTATGCTGGTATGGCAGGAGTGCAGAGATTAGGAGGGATAGCAATTTACTATGATGTTGAACAAGCTGGATCTTTGGAAATGATGAGGGCAAATGGTGTAGATCCAAATCGTTTAATTGTTTCTAATTTAACTTCTATTGAAGAAATATTTAAGACTTTAGAAGCCACTTTAACCACTATTATTAATACAAAAGAATTTAAGGGAAAACCTGTTTATATTTGTTTAGATTCGTATGCTCAAATGACTACAGAAGCAGAAGTTGAAGCGGGATATGAATTTAATATGAATATTTCCACTAAAAAAGCTGTGCAGATGGGAAAAGCTTTAAGAAAAATTACTCCGTTTCTTAATAAGGCAAACGCTTGTTTAGTAGTAATTAATCAAACACGTGATAAATTAGGTGTAGTGTATGGAGATCCTACTTGTGTAGATCCTTATTCTACAAAAATAAAAATTCGATATAAAGTTTAATGAATTTTCTCGTAGTGTTATAATTAAATATATAAAACATATTATAACACTACGAGGAATGAATTTATTAGATTATTTTGAGGTTTCTTTAATTTGGAAAGAAGAAAAACCAAAAGTAAAGTTTAAATTAAAGAAGGAGTTTATATTAGATAAAAAACCTTTATTTAAAAAATCTGGACAACCCATAAGTGGTTCTCAAGTTGAATATTATATTAATTATTTAGGAGAATCTTTAGGAAAAGAAATTTATGAGTATAGAAGAAAGTATTTTGGATTAAAACAATCTTTATTATTCTTGTTTGAAAATAGTTTATTAACAGAAGAGGAGAAAATAAAGTGTGAGTCTTATTTAAAAAAATTAAAAGAGAAAACTTTAAAAAATCACCTTGAAGCTATAAATAAAAAAGAATACAGAGAAAAATTAAAAAACGTTTATAATCATGAATCACATTCTGAAATTCATAAAAATCTTTGGAGAGATAGTGAATATAGAGAGAAGATTATTTCTAGTATAAATAAACCGGAGGTTAGAGAAAAAGCAGTTAGTAAGTATAAAAAATGGCATAAAGAAAATAAAGAAAGTTTTTTATTAGCTATGAATAATCCAGAACGGGTAAATAAAATACGAAAAAAAACTTTAGAAAGATGGCAAAGTAAAAAAACAAGTGAGGTTATTAAAATTAAAAATTTTGTAAATTCTAGTAGGAATAAAAATTATATTTGCAATGGAATTAAGATGAATAGTATTGAGTTTTTGATAGCTCAAACTTTAATTGAATTTAATATAAGTTTTGAATATGAAAAAGTTTTTAATAAAAATAAAAAAAGTTATGTTCCTGATTTTTATTTGCCAGAATATAATATTGTTATAGAATGTTTTGGAGATTATTGGCACGCTAATCCTTTGTTTTTTAAACCTGATGATATAATTAAATCTGCTAAAATAAAAGCAAAAGATATTTGGAAAAAAGATGAAAATAGAAAATTATTTTACGAAGAACAAAATATTTGTTTTTATTCATTTTGGGAGAAAGAAATTAAAGAAAATTTAGAAGAGATTAAAGAAAAAATATTAACTTTAAAAAAAAATTATGAATGAAATTAACTTTATTGAAGAAGAAATCACTTTACAAGAATTTGCCGAAAGGTTTGTTGGAGTAAATGATTTTGAAACTCCTAATGTTTATAACGTTGAACATTTAGGAATTGAAATTTTAGGAAGAGATTTAAAAACGAACGAAGATGTTTATAAACCTTTACAAGCTTTTGTAGTTAAAGATTCTGTTGATAAATATTATACCAATGGAATTTTAAAAGGTACAAGTGTTCATAGAGTGATTGAAGATGGAATAGAAATTCCTTTAAAAGATCATCCAGATTACAAAGTTATAGAAGAAAAAATGCACGTAGTTGACGTTTCTGTAAAGGATATAGAAAATTATTATGCAAACGGTATTCTTTCTCATAACACAACACCAGGAGGTAAAGCTTTAAAGTTTGCAGCATCAGTAAGAGTTCAATTAGCAGGAAAAACACCTGTTAAAATTATGGATCCAAATATTGAAAGAGAATATAAAGCTCAAATTACTCAATGGGAAGAAGAATGTCGTATTTGGAAAGAAGCAGGGGGAAGTAGAGGCACAGGAACATCTAAACCTGAAAAACCTAAAAAACCAAAAGGTGATGAAATTATTATTGGTTACGATGTTATTGCTAAAACAATTAAAAACAAAGTAGGTCCGCCAAAAAGAGAAGCGGAATTTAGAATTATCTTTTTACAGGGAGTTGTAGAAGAACCGGTTTGGCTAGATTATGCAATAAAATTTGGATTAGTTGAATTGGTAAATTCGTATACTTTTAAAATTGCTGATCCTAAGTTTAGTAATGTACCTCAATTCGAAAGAGAAGATTGGCTAAATATTATCGCAGATGTTGAGTTGTATGAAACGATAAAAGAAACAATAAAAACTAATTTAATTAGAGAAGCTGGAAATGTTGTAGCTTCAGGAACTGTAGAAACAGATGATGATGAAGAACAAGATGATAGTTTAGTAGATTAAAAAACGGAAAACAATTATTAATAAGAGTGGAGTTTAAATTCCACTCTTTTTTTTACTTTTAAATTATGAAACCAAGAATATTATATATAGACGGCTTTAATGCGTTTCTTGCAAGTTATAATGCTTGTAGAGAGTTAAATGAAAATTGTGAACCAGTAGGAGGATATGTAGGTTTTTTAAGGCAATTGAAAAATTTAATTAACACTTTTTCTCCTCATAAAATAGTAGTTGTTTTTGACGGGCCAAATGCAGGGTTTAGGAGAAAACAATTATTTAAAGAATATAAAGGGAAAAGAGGAGGAAGTAATAAAATAAGAGAGTTGAAAATTAACATAGGTACAGATGAAGAAAAAGATATTGTTGGTGTAAATAACGAACAACAACAATTTATAGAACTTTGGAATGTTTTAAAACAATTACCTATTTCCCTTTGTATAATCCCGTATTGTGAAGCAGATGATGTAATAGCTTATTTAATTAAAAAGAATTCAAATTATCATAGTATAATTGTGTCAAACGACAAAGATTATCTACAACTTGTGGATGAAAACGTAAACGTTTATCAATTTTCAAAAAAACTACTTATTACATCTGAAAATTTTATTAATTATTATAAAATTAAAAGGGAAAATTTTCTATTTTATAGAACAATTGTAGGAGACATTTCAGATGAATTAGGAGGAGTTAAAGGAGTAGGTGAAAAGAACATTTTAAAATATTTCCCACAAATTAATACAACCATCTATAATACAATTGATGAGTTTTGGAATGCTATAGAAGAAATAGAAGAAAAAGGAAAAATTGTAGAAAAAATAAAAGAAGGAAGAAAAACATCCTATTTAATGTACGAATTGATGAGGTTAGATGAAAGTGGGTTAAGTTTAAAGTCTATTGAAACACTTAGCAATCAATTAGAGCAACAAAAGTTAAAACATTTATCAAAAATGAATCTTAAAATATATTTTGTAAAACATCGATTGAATTTGCATATAAAAGATTTTGATATGTGGATAGCTTCGTTTGTTTTTCTTAAAAATAACTTAGAACTTTCAATATAATATAAAACTTTTGTTTTAAATTTAAATAAAAACATGGATGCTACTTTAAGTAAATATGGACAACAGTTTCAAATAACAGCGTTGTCTTTATTTTTTAAAAATAAGTCTTTTACTAATCAAATAAAAGATATTTTAAAACCAGATTATTTTGATAACAAATATACTCGTTGGATTTGTGAAAAGGGAATTGAATATTTAGAAAAATATAAAACTTTCCCAACAGAATCACAAATGTTTGAAGATTTGAAAACTATTATAGATAAATCTATTCCAGAAAATAACAAAAAACTTTATTTTACTACACTTGATAGTATAAAAGACGTTACTCTAGAGGATCGTGTTTTTATTGAAGAAGAAATCAATAATTTTTGTTTAACTAAACATGCTTTATTAAAGGTCGAAGAGCAAGAAAACAATATTTTAGCTGGAAATTTTGATAAAGCAAGAGAAATAGCTTTTGAAACTTATAAACCGTTAAATGTTGCATCAGAAGAGTTAGACTTTACTAAAGATTACGGTGTTTTGTTTAACGAAAACATAAAACATAATCCTGTGTCGCTTCCTTTTCCTACGTTTAACGCAAATACAAAAGGAGGTCCTGGAGCAGGAGATTTAGTTGTCGTGTGTGGCCAATCAAGTTTAGGGAAAACAGCTTGTTTAACAGCAATCGCAAGACATGCTTGTGCTGAAGGGAAAAAGGTTTTGTATTTTAGTCTTGAAACAAAAAACACTCAATTAATGAGTAGGGCATTAGCAGGGTTAGTTGGGATAAAACAAGAAGATCTTGACAGTCATCAAAGTTTAGTTGCAGCAAGATTAAAAGAATTAAAAGGAGAAATAAAATTTATTCGTTACAAAGCTACTCAAGCTAGGACTGCTACTATGAAATTGAAAATTGAGGAGCTTAAATCTCAAGGGTTTTTTCCAGAATTAATTATTGTTGATGGACTAAATCAAGTTAAATTACCTCCTGGAATGAGGGTTACAGATACAAATGAAAAGTTTGAGTATTTAGCGGAAGAGTTGAGGGATTTAGGAAGTGATTTATTATGTCCAGTTTTTACAGCGTTTCAAAGTAATAGGGGTGGGTTTAACACCGAATACGCAGATGAACAAAACATTGGAAAGGCCATCGAAGTATATCAAGTGTGTGATATAATGATTATGCTAACACAATCAATTCCAATGCAAGAAATCGGAGAAGTTTACATCCAATTACTTAAAAATCGTTTAGGAAAAAAAGGAATTACAATAAAAGCAGCTTATGATCCTAATTTAGGAACATTTATAGAAATGGCCGAAGTATTAAGATCTGAGTTAATGTCTAAGAGTGAAAAAAACAATCAAATTAAAACAATAGAAAAAGTACAAGAAAAAATAGAACAATATAAACGAAACAATGAAAGATAATATTTTTAAAACAAAAATTGCAGAAGAAGTTTGGAAAACTAAATATAAGTATCAAAACGAAACTCCATTTGATACTTTTAAACGTATTGCTAGTTCTTTAGCATCAGTAGAAAAAAATCCAGAATATTGGGAAACAATATTTTTAAAAACTTTATTGAAGTTTAATGAAAACGGTGAAATAGAGGGACTAAAGGCATTACCTGGTGGTAGAATTAATGCTAATATAGGGACCGGGTATAAAGGAGCGTCTCTTTTATACTGTTATATTAGTGGTATTGTTAAAAATGCCGAAATTAAATATATTAGAGAATCTAAAAATGGAATAAAAATCCCTGTGCAATATAACACTCCAGATACTGGAGACGACTTAACTAATATATGTTTAACATTACTTGAACAAGCATTAACTTTAGGCTCAGAAGGTGGATGGGGAATAAACTTTTCATTTATAAGGCCACGAGGAAGTATAGTAAAAGGAATAGGTGTTGAACATCCTGGAGTATTAAAATTTATGGAAGTTTTTGATAAAATGGCTGAAGTAATTGTTGCAGGAAATAACGATGGATATATTGCTCCTTTAAAAAACATTATGAATGAAGAGCAGTTGGAGAGACTGAAGAACATTTATAAAGGTCCTAAAAAAGCAATGTCGAGAAAAGGAGCTATGATGGCTGTTATGAATGTTGAACATCCTGATATTGAAGAATTTATAGTTGCAAAACAAAAAGGAAAAACATTAACTAAGTTTAACATGTCAGTATTACTGACTGACGAATTTATTGATGCAGTAAAAACAGATTCTGATTTTGCTTTGAGATTTGAAGGGAAAGTATATAAGGTTGTAAAAGCAAAAGATTTATATGACCTGATAATGAAATCAACATATAATAGAAATGAACCTGGCGTATTATTTTATGATAATATGCAAAAAAATAACCCTTTAGCATATATTGGAGAGGCAAATGCTACAAATCCTTGTGGAGAGATCTGTGGGTGTCCAACAACTACGACAGTTTGTTTGTTAGGTTCTTTAAACTTGACACAGTATGTAAATAAGGATAGAACGTTTAACTGGGAAGAATATAGAAACGACATTACTGTTTTTGTTAGAATGTTAGATAATGTTTGTGATTTACATAATAACGACTTGCCAGCATATTTATGGTCTG